CAACATCGTAGAGGAGTTTTACTTGAGCTTCGCTTACAGCTTCAAACAAATCATTGTATTGTCTGCGTAGACTATCCTCATCCGATCCATTCATGTGGATCAGGGGCATTGTATATTTTTCAATCATATTAAATTCTTTCTTTTACTTGTTCAATGACTAAGACAAAGCCCAACTCTTTTAGAGCCTCAATGTCATAGTGAGTTAAAGTTTTTCTTCCTGTTAGTTTCTTTATAGAATTCCTTACAGATTCTTTTTTTACATAAGTTAGGGTATTACCGTAAACTTCTTTTCTTTCTACTTCTATTGTCATATCTATTTTCTGTAGTTAGGATGCCAAGTTGGGAATTCTACTTTTGGGGCCAATTCTGTATACCCTAGCTCTGTGAAATGTTCATGCAACTCAATCGCTCCATGCAAGCTCACTTCAAAAAAACTTTTTTCTTTTCGTCAGTATATTCAAAGTTGCAATCATTTCTTCCAGTTTCACACTTAGTTACTCTAAATGTTTTAGGGAATACTCCTGTCAATTTAACTGTTGGTGTTTCGTTCATCTCTTGCTTGTTGTATTTTTTTCTTTCTGTCGTTTCTGTCGTGGAACCATGCGGAACCGTATCTAATGTTTCTTGATTTAAAGAATTCATCGCAAGCTTCGCTCACTGTGCGAGCAATGTTTGCGGGGAGTACATCGTACATCCCAAAGTTTCCTTGCGAGGATTGCTTTATTATCTCTTTCCTTTCAATCGATTTGCGGAGAAGCTCATCTTTTAAAGCGTGGTAGTCTTTTGATCTCATTTTTACCTTCTTCTTTCTGTTATTAATAAAAGTACTGCGATTATCAAAGTCACATAAAAATCTAATCCCATCATTTCGGCTCCACAACAAACCCCGTTTCGTCTTTTTTAGCAAGACCTTTCTCGACCAATCCAACGATCACACCTTTAGGATCTTTAAAGCGCAGATCGCTTTCATCTCCATCTATCACTTTATAGCCTAGGTAAGTTTTAGGAAGTGAACCACGGAAGACGACGGCGACGTTACCTCCTAGCTCAAGGATTGTTTTCATTTTGTTATCACTAGTCTCCTCACTGCGAGAAAAGGTAAGATGGTAGTTGTCAGGCATTTTGCCATCAAGCCAAGCCCTCATTCTATAAAACCCTTTAGTGTAATCGTAGAAACTCACATTTGGGAACTCTTCCATTACATTAAGAGGGCGAACTAGTTGGGGGTTTACTGTTCGGCCTTTAAGGACATTCTCCCAAGGAATATCTGAAGTAAGATTAAGGCGAAAGCATGGAATCATTTGCTTTTTACCTGCGCTAATGATCGCCTTAGCGATTTCCGTTCTAAGGTCCGACATGAAACCGAAGTTATCCTTAAAGAATCTTTTAGTTTTATTGATTCTAGAAGTTTGCACGTTGCTCATGCAACCGCGACCCGCAGTATCTAAACAGGCAGCGCGACAACCCGCGCTTGCCCATTGGCAGACATTGAATCCTGATTTATTAGCGGGGGAAAGATGGAGACCGAAAGTGCGATATCCTAGAACCTCTCCCTTTAGTGTTTTGGCATTGCCTTGATTTAGTAGCTTCATAACGAAAGTATTTTGGCAGGTTTGGGTTTGGGCGCAAGTCTTTTTTATTATTTTTAATTCTTTTTTAATGCTTGACAGGGCTGTAACTCACTGAGCGCCAACGAGTTACGGGCGGCGCGATCCCCTCGGCTGTAACTCGTTGATACTCAAGGAGTTACGGAGATTTATTTTTAATTAATAAAAAACCCCGCCCTCCATGCAGAGAGGACGAGGTTTTGCTTGTTACCCCTAACAAAAAATTAGAGTGCCATCCTGACAAGTTGGATGAGGCCGAAGAGAGTAACTAGGCCAGAAAGTAGTACCATGCAAGTGAAAACTACATTTTCGAAGAGAGTTCTGTTTTGCTCTTTCATGAGAAGGTGGCCCCCCTTTCGGGGGGCGGTTATGGGCTATGCAGGTAAAATCAAAGCTGACTCGCGATCATCTTGGGAGATGACAACTTCGGGAGGATTGACCACACGGTCAAAAATCTGCTGAGCTTGCATCGTCATGCGGGGGAGTTGCATGATTTGATTAGCGGTCACGCTCTTGAATGATTCGGTTACGGCGTTGTAGACATTCCAGAGAGTCCCCTTGTATTCGGAGAACGCGCCTTCGTTGCCGTCCTTATCGACGCCACCGTTTTCGATATTGTCGAAGATAGCTTCGATCTTGGTAGGCTTGATCAAACCAGCCTTGACCAGTTTATTGAGAACCGAAACCTCATTAGCCTCGGTGTTTTTGTAAGCCTCAATGCGCTTACCTTGATTGTCCCAAGTCTTCTGGATCTGGCCGATGGCCTTATTGAAAAGGAAGGGAAGATCTTTGAATATGTTCTTTGTGTGTCTCCGGGCGAGCGTGACATCCGAAGAGAAGCAGAGGTTTTCGCAAACCATCATGGAGTTGCCAATCGCGAGGCTACTAGCGAATTTTTGATTGTGGGAGTTGCGAAGCCCCATGACGAGCTGACGTTCCTCACTATCAAAGCCAGACTTGCGAAGAGCGAAACCGCTGAAGCAATTCATATCGCCTTCGGACAGACCATGTTCCTCCTGTTCAATAGTGAAACCATTTTCTTTTAGAGACTGGCGAGCCTCATTAATAAGACGGTCATGAGGAATTGGGAAGTGGTTACCTTTGCCTTCGGCGTCTTCCTTTCTCATCCAGTTAGGAGCGGGAGTTTCGATTGCCTTAACAGCTTCGAAGTCAACTTTGTTGGAGGAATAGATTAGGTTCTTCATAGTAGTAATAGTAGTTAGTGGTAAAGCGAGAGCGTTTCTCTCGACAGGAGGATTATGACAGAAAAGTAATTAACTGCAAGCCCTTTTTTAATGTTTTATTCATTTTTATTTTTTTGTTTTAGGTTTGACATTCCTTAAATACTGTAGGTCAGAATATTTTTTGACAAATAGTGTAGGTCAGGACATTTTTTTGCAAATAGCGTAGGTCAGAACATTTTTCGACAAATAGCGTAACATACTGACACTCAGCGGGTTAGAGGTGTCGAAAAACGCTGTAACCTATTGATACTCAACGAGTTACGGAGGGGCGGACGCCCCCGGCTGTAACTCCTTACTACTCAGTGAGTTACGGCGTTCTCGCCTTACATTATTTTGCCGCCAGTGTAAAGCATAAAAATGCACTTTTCCAAAAAAAAAGCTCCCTTTCGGGAGCCTTGCGGGGAGTGCGGGAAGCGGCTAGCCCTGCGAATCTTGCGCGGCCTCTTGCTCGCTATGCTCATGTATGGCAACCCATTCTTGGGCTTCGGCATAGGCCGTTCTCCAAACCCCCATAGCCAGCTCCCCGTCTTCAAACATTTCTGGAATCACCCACCCACGGTAAGACTTTGGGCAAGTCATGCTCTCCTGTCCTTGGAGTCCTGCCTGATAAGCGAAGTGATATAACTGATGTACATTTAGTGTTGCCATGCGTAGATTTTACTCCAGAAAAGAATTCGATGCAAACTTTATTCGTATAAAAAACAAAAAAAACCTCGCTCCCCGAACGATAAGGGAGCGAGGCTGTTACTGAGCTTTTATGCAGTTACTCAGGCGGCGAATGATTAACCAGAACTATGTCCCGCTGCATTACCGCCTTACTAATCAAAACAAAGGGTTTACCCTTTGGAGCATTGAGTTAGCAAGGATTTTACACACAACACCGAGAGAAAATCTTTTAACGTCTTGATTGGCTCTTGACAGCTTCTTTCAACGCTTTGATAGCGGTAACTGCGGGATGCTCAATCTTTGTGATCCCACCGATCTGGAGGTTCTTAAAATCTCTTTCAAGATTATTGTCAAGGTCTCTTTCATCCACCTTAATGTAACGGATGTTATCTTTTTTACTGAAGGCTATTTTTTCTACTCCGAGAATAGAAAACCTTCTGTTACCATCAACCTTCACAGAAGATGGCCCTTGGTTTTTGTAGTAGACGACTCGCCCGACTACACGTTTTTTCAGCTCTTCATCGCTCATCTTGTAAAGTTTCTGGCCGAGGGTAGTAGTGTTATTTGTCATAGGAGTATTCTAGTTAAAAAGGTAGTCGAGGTCAATGCTATTTTGTAAATCTTTTTCAAGATCTTGTGAGTGGTCGAGCATCTCCAAGTTGCCAGCGATGACAAGCGTGAAGATAACTCCTGCGATGGTGAGGATTGTGTTCATTAGAGAGAGAGGTTGTTGAGTTGCTTGATAGGATTAGGGGCGAGATCGCCTTTCTCGAAAAAACGAGTGGTGAAAGCTTTAGCCTCATCTTCTTTTCGTTTGGCTATAATTCTTTCTGCTTTTGCAGCTGCCATAGCAAGAGTTAGATCCCGAGGATCTTGGCGGAGGAGTAACAGTGTAAGTCGGTCTTTATCCATGTGAGAAGTATAAGGCCGGAAGCAGAGAATTAAAAGCTTTTTTTTGTATAAAATTAATTTATTTTTTTTCGAGAAAAGCTTGACATACTGCCCTCATATGGTATAGGCGGGAGGCTTGTAAGTCACTGATACTCAGCGAGTTGCGGGCGGGGGCGACCCCTCCCTCGTAACTCCTTACTAATCAGCGAGTTACAGAGTTTTTATTTAAATGTTTTTTATTTACTTTTTTTACCCTAAAAGGCTTGACACTCTAACCGTTCTGATTTAAAATAGTGGCATATTTCTGCGAGGGCTATGCCAGACCCACGACCCTTCCTTATTTAACGTCTTGCGGACCGCTTGACCGTGTTTATACTCACTTGACGAATTGTTGGTGGATGGCGGGGGGATCGAACCCCCATCCGCGACTTGCGTCCCGTCGAAACCATTGGCCACCCAAATGTTTCACTTGCCGTAGATCCAGCGAAGCTCATTGCTCCACTCCTTGACCATCTTAGCCTCATGCCCCTTTGGGTTCTTGCAAGCTGCACCGATCCACTTCCTGATCATGCGCTGGAGCTTCCGCATCCTAAGCCATTCACCCAAGTGAATGCCAATGGCGAAAGGGTAAGTGAGAATAAGAATGGCTTTACCCTTGGCGTCTTGGTCTTTGAAGTTGTGTAGGTTCATGCGTTACGAGTAAGTTTTGATTTGTTCGCGAGCGTTGTCGATTTCCTTAACAGAATCATCAGCCATATCCCCCAACTTGCGAAACACCTTGCGTTTTTCCTCGTCGGAGTATAAAGCCTCGACTCTAGCTTTAGAAGAAATTTCACCAAGCCTTAGACGTAAAGTGAAGAGTTGGTCTTTGAGGAATGTGATGTGTTCTTGTTCAGTCATGGGAGTATTCTAGTCTAGAGTTGGGGCTAGTGTAAAGATTTATTTTTTGTAGTAATCTGGGACTACCTCATTCCAGTTGATGGGATTAGCCTTGCGCTGTTCTTCGCGCTTCATTGTGTCCTTGGCAAGTGACTCCTGAGCATCTAAAACTCTCTGATGGTAACTGCGGCCTTTGTTCTTTGTGTTCTTTGCTTTCATGTGAGTAGTATACATTAAAAATTGATTTAAAAAAGCTTTTTCTGCTATTATTTTAATTTATTTACTTACCCAGCCGAACTTAAAAAAGTCAAAGTGACCATTGTCATCTCCATACTTCAGATATTCCTTGGCGATCTCTGAACCATACTTGTCTTCGATGTCTTTATACATACTGCCAGCAAAAACCTCATCCATGATCTGAAAGAACAAACTTTTGTTCATGCCTCCACCATCTTCGTTGGCGTAGTTAAAAGGCATTGCCTCCTCGCTAAAGGGTGAGTTGAGTGGGCGGGGGCGGAGATGGAAAACGGAGTTAGATGGAGTTGGTTTCTGCATAGGCATAGGATAAACTAAACAGCTAATATTTAAAAGCTTTTTCTTTATATTTTTTAACCCCCCCGATTAAAATAAAAACAACTTTATGCTTGACAGCGCAAAGTCGCGGGGGGAGTCAATTTTCAATTTCTCAATGGCCCCCACCCATTAATTAGGAACGTGGAGGGTGTAGGATAAAGTAAAAATAAAAAAACCAAAAAAAAAGTGTAACATAAGATATGACATATCGGAATATGGCGGTGGTAGTGGATGAGGCTAGTCCTATGATGGGGACGAGAGTATCTGTGGATTTTAGTACACAAAATGAAGAGAAAAAGCAATTAGCCGCGAATATAAACGCTGACGACCAATTGAGGTTTGTGGGGGATGTGGAATGTAAGATCTCTATTGATTTCTTGTTGAGAAGTGATGGGGATAATTATTCGGGGTTTGACTTCTTGTTTGATAATTATCATAATACAGGCGCGAATGAAATGCTTTTGGATGTTGGCGGTAATAAATACAGTGGGTGTTTTATTGATAGCTATAATTTGACGGTAAAACCATTTGAACCCGTGGTGGGCAGCGTAAGTTTTACAAGTTTTAGCCCAAGCGCGGGTGGTATTACAGGTTTAGTGTCTAGCGATGTTGATAATACGTTAAATACTTCAGATATCATCTATGGTCATGATTGTACGTTGGTTAATGCGGGTAATGTGGTATCTAGTAATTTAGTAAATAATTTAACATATAATAAAACTTTCAGCAGGACGCCTGTTTATACATTAGGGTCTCAATACGCATCTGACCATTTAGTGGATGGAGTGGAAGTTAGTATGGACGTGGAATCTACAGGATTGAATTCTCTTATTGATTTTAGCGGGAATAAGCTGACGAGTAATTTTGGGGTAATGTTAAATGATGTGAGTAATGTTGGATTGGGTTATGATAGTGTTAATTTTCATTTATTGGCAAATTCTGGAGCGCATGTGGTCAGCGAGTCGTATTCTGTACAGGGAGGAGACACTTTATCGACTAGAGCAACAATTAGGGAGATAATTCTGTAAAATAAGTGTATATATAAATACATATGGCCCGAAAACAAGCGGTGAAAGAGAAGGCTCCATTTGACTTAATGGCGGATTTTGAGAGATCAATTAAGTTTAATAAGAGGAAATTTAGATTCAGCCCCAAACAAAAGCGGTTTCTAGAGTTAGTATTGAGTGAAGATTCGAAAATAATCTTTGTATCTGGTCCTGCGGGAAGCTCAAAGACTTACATGTCCTTATATGGCATGTTGAAACTCATGGAGGAAGATTTCAGTAAGGATATTTTGTATGTCCGAAGTATTGCTGAGAGTGCGGATAGGGGATTAGGCAGTCTACCCGGAGATATTACAGAGAAGTTCGACCCATTTCTTGGTCCTCTCTATGATAAAATGGAAGAAATAGTCGCTCCCGGCGATGCAACCTTCTTAAAACAAAAAGGAAAGATATCTGCAGTCCCGATAAACTTTCTGAGGGGCGCTAGTTGGCAAAATAAGTTGGTTTTTGCTGATGAAGCGCAGAACTTCACTTTGAAAGAGTTAACTACTTTGATCACTCGTATAGGAGAAGACAGTAAAATCATCATAGGCGGTGACTTTTTCCAAAGTGATATCAACGGAAAGAGCGGTTTTAACCCAATGTTCAACAAATTCGATGATGATGAGTCGGAAGATATGGGAATTCATACATTCAGCTTCAATGAAAGCGACATTGTGCGTAGTAAAATACTAAAATTCATTATTAAAAAGCTAGAAAGCTAAAAATAGTGTAATAAATATACATTACTAATATAATAAATGAGATGAGTCACATGTTTTGTTCTGATTGTGGGGTTAAGATTGAATATAATTTTGCAAAACCTAATTTTTGTTCCAAATGCGGGGCAAATTTTGGTTCTGTAGGTCAATCTAACGCAAGAGTTGCTGAGCCAGCTCGAAAAAAGGCATCTGCAGTTTCTGATGATGAGACTGATGCTGAATTTGTCCCTGATATTCGGGGTCTAGATGTTGAAATTTATAATAATAAATCTTTTACTATTGGTTCTCTCGCAGGACAAAATACACCGCCAGACTTTAAGGGGAAGGGTTCATATGGCTTAGATGAATTTACTTCCAATCCTTAATGGACGAAAAGAAAAAATATGAAGACTTCCAAGATCTAATAGACCTAGCTGTAAAAAAGCAAAAATCTAGATGGCGCTTAGACGCAATTAAGTGGTTTGATTTTGAAGACGTAGAGCAGGTTGTAAAATCTCATATTGCCCAGAAGTGGCATATGTGGGATCAAACAAGACCTCTTGAGCCTTGGTTGAGTCGAGTGATTACCAATAGGATGTGGAATCTTATAAGGAATCATTATGGTTCTTATATAAAGCCTTGTTCTACATGTATTCACGCTAGAGACGAGTTGTGTGCCAAAACAAAGAGCGGTAATCAAGATATTAGCTGTAAAGATTTTGCTAAATGGTCAAAAAAGAAAAAATATGGCTTAGAACTTAAAACAGCCGGGAGTTTGGATGAAACCGACTCAATTGGCAATGTTAAGTGTAATTCTCATTTTGATTATGAAGGCAACATAGAAAAGTTAAATCAAGAAATGAGCAACAGACTTAGCGAAAAACATTTTACTGCATATCATATGTTGTACTTTGAAGAATGTTCCGAGGAAGATATTGCTATTTTCATGGGGTATAAGATCACAGACGCGACTCGCAAGACAGGATACCGTCAGGTTAAGAATCTAAAAAATAAATTTCAAGAAATGGCGATATCAATATTGAAACAAGAAGACCCGAAAAAATGAAATTAACAAAAGAGCAGCAGAAATTTTTGAAGGAAAACGCTAAAGACATGTTAGACCTTAATGATCTAACACAAAAGTGCTTTAAAGATGATAAATTAGATGGCCGCAACAAAGAGGGGAGAGCTGTAAGAAAGTTTTTGATTGAGAATGATATTGATTATAAAACAACAGCCAGAACGCCAACAGACAAGATAGACTTAACAGATCAACAAAAAGAATTCATATTGGATCAAGCGCAAGAAGGTTTGTCTTCCCTTGAGATAGCGAAGCTAATATTCCCTCAAAAAATCATAAAACCTCTAAGTAATGAGCAGAGAACAGTGCTTTCTTATATTCATGAGATAAACCCTGATTTTGTTCCATCGCAAGAGTCTGGCGCGGTCAATGATTATTCATCGCCGAAAAGCGCGAGCAGAATCGTAAAGAAAATAAATGATGCTACAGGAATAGGTTTGGAGGAGAGTAAACTGAACAGGCAGAAACAAATTTGCATAGATAAACTTCGCATCAACTTATCCAATAGCAGATTTTTAAAAATCATCAATAATTATTTAAATAAGCAAGACAGGGAGTTGTTCGAACAAGAGTTCATCCGTTTAAGTTGGGATAAGCCCGATTTAACCGCTGACGAACTCAATCTATACTTAAACGTATGTAAAGAAGTCATTAACTTAGAGGTTGTTTCGGCGCATCTTAATAAACTTAATGATATGTTCGATGTCGCAGACGATCAAACTGAAATGACTGTCCGGTTAGCTGAGATTATCAAAGCTAAATCACAAGAATATCATCAATGTGAGACCCGAATTGAGAATTTGACGAAAAAACTTCAGGGCGACCGTGCAGAACGAATGAAGAAGAATCAAAAAGATAATGCTTCATTTTTAGCTATTGTTCATATGTTCCAAGAAGAGGAAGAACGAAAGAATATGGTTCGTATGGCAGAAATGCAAAAAAAATTAATTAAAGAAGAAGCCGAGCGGATGGAGGGTATGGCGGAGTGGAAGGCTAGAATCTTAGGTATAAGCAAAGATGATGCAATTTGAATGTCAAGAGTGCGGAAAGACCTTTGAATCGCAGAGAGGGCTTCACATGCACATTAAAGCGCATAATATGCTCCTAGGTGAGTATTACGTCAAACATTACCCACGTTTTGACAAACTGACGGAGAAGCCTATAGAATTTAAAAACGCCAAGCAATATTTCTCTATGGACTTCAATAGTTCTGAAAATATGAGGCGTTGGTGTTTGAAAGCGCCAGAAGATGAAACAAAAAAATATGTATTGGAGAAATTTCAAAAACGACTAGAAAAAAAGAACCTAAGACTCGGTCCATCTAGTTTATACCTCAAGACCGGGGATTGGCCGACGTTAGACATAATTAAGAAACTTTTCGGCAGTTACACGGCATTATGTAATGCGTTAGGGGTTGAGCCAGCATATAATAAAAATTTGTGTGAGGAGTTTTTTGAAAATTGTAATAATGCGGAGATATGGATCGATACTAGAGAAAACAAACCTTTGTCTTTCGAAAACTCTCTTATTCATAAATTAGATTTTGGTGATTATACTCTGCCCCCACAAAACTATACATATACTCACGTTGAACGTAAATCCTTTAGTGACTTTGCAGCTACAGTGACAAATGGCTATGATAGGTTTTTGAGAGAGATAGAACGGTGCGAGAGTTTGGGGTGTTATTTATTTATTGTTGTTGAGGCTGATTATAGAGATCTTTTTAAAATAAATCAGTCAGTTTATAAAAAATTTAATATGAAGTATGTTTTCAGTCGCCTTCGGGCTATTGAGGAGCAATTTAGTGGCTGCTGTCAATTTGTGTTTAGCGGCTCTAGGAAAGATAGTGAAGAATTAATACCCAAGATCCTTCATTGTGGTAAAAAACTATGGAAAGTTGATTTACAATATTTTTGGGAAAAAGAATTAGAAAAAAATGGCTTGGATAGACGGGAATCAGGAACTCTACAAGAAATTCAAGGAAGTAAACCAAGAGGTTCTTTCAAAAGAAGGTTATATCGAAGAAGGAGAGGCTAAGCTCCTTCTATATAAATTTCTTAGGGATAATCCTTCATTCACCTGTGAGTTATTCACGGGTGTGAAGTTATTTCCCTTTCAGCATATGGCCATCAAATCTATGATGGAGACAGACTACTTTTTAGGAATCTGGAGTCGAGGCATGAGTAAATCATTCTCAACTGCTGTATTTGCTATCTTAGATGCTATTATGAATCAAGGAGTTCAGATAGGTATCATATCCAAGTCTTTTCGTCAGGCTAAGATGATTTTCAAAAAGATTGAAGATATTGCTAAAAGCCCTAAAGCAGAGTTTCTATCCCAATGTATAACTAGGACATCTAAAATGAATGATGAATGGGTTATGGAAATAGGCACTAGTAGTATCAGAGCGTTGCCTTTGGGTGACGGAGAAAAACTGCGAGGCTTCCGATTCCAGAGAATGATCATAGATGAGCTTCTCCTGATGCCTGAGAAGATTTTCAACGAGGTTATCATGCCATTCCTATCTGTCGTTGAGAATCCAACTGAGCGCCAAGAAACGTATGATATCGAGACGAAGATGATCGAAGAGGGAGAGATGGAGGAAAACGAAAGGACTCGTTGGCCAAATAACAAAATTATTGGTTTATCTTCTGCGTCCTACAAATTTGAATACCTTTATAAGCTTTATCAACAATATGAGAGTTTAATCATTAATGAAAACAAGCAAGACGGCGCTCATCGTGTGATTATGCATTTTAGTTATGATTGCGCCCCTGATCAGCTATATGATCAAAATTTGATTAATCAATCTAAATCAACAATGAGTCAGTCTCAGTTTGATCGAGAGTTTGGAGCTGTGTTTACAGATGATAGCTCTGGCTACTTCAAAGTTAGTAAAATGGCTTCTTGTACTATTCCTGATGGAGAAGGTCAATGTGTCGAGGTTATTGGAGATCCCTCCTCAAAATACATATTGGCATTTGACCCCTCTTGGTCTGAGAGTGAAAGCTCAGATGATTTTGCTATACTCGTGATAAAAGTCCACCCAGATACTAGGAAAGGCACTGTAGTGCATAGCTATGCTGTTTCTGGTTCTAGCTTACAAACGCACATAAGATATATGGCATATCTGTTAACCCACTTCAATATTGAGATGGTCGTAGGTGACTACAATGGAGGTGTCCAGTTTTTGAGCGCGTGTAAGGAAAGCGGTATATTTAAAAAAGAAAAATTAAAAATAGATACTGTAGAGGCTGAATTAGATAACCCGAAAGATTATCAGAAAGGGATTAGGCAGTTAAAAAACTCAATAGATAAATCTTCTAGAAAATATGTGTTTTTAAGGAAGCCTAGTTCTACATGGATTCGTTTTGCTAATGAGAGCTTGCAATCTGCATTTGATCATAAACGGATATTCTTCGCTGGTTCAGCTATGGATGAGAACTACAACTTGCAGAGAAAAGCTAATATACCCATTGAGAATTTAAAGTTCTTGAGAAATCAAGATGCGGAAGAAAAAAATAAAGGAGCTAAGATGATCGATTTTGTAGAGCATCAGAGAGATATGATGGATCTTATGAAAGTCCAATGTGCTTTAGTGCAGGTTACCACATCTCCACAAGGGACACAAAGTTTTGATCTCCCACCTAACTTAAGGAAGCAGCGGGGAGCCGATAAAGCCCGGAAAGATTCATATTCTGCTTTGGTTCTAGGTAACTGGGCTATGAACGTTTACTTCGATATGTTAGAGGATAATGGGTCTTCTATTACAGAAACTTTCACCCCAATGTTTATTTCTTAACTTTTAAAAGTTAGAAAGTTACTTTTGGTGTAATATAATTATACAATGGCTAGGAAGTATACAAAAAAATCTGATTACTGGAAAAAATTCCAAAGCAACGATAGTTTGCAGCAATTATCTCAAGCTCGAAACACTGAAGAGTCTTACACTCCAGAGCTATTAGGTGAATCTTTTTACACCTCTGACGCTTCCTATAAAAAAGTGTCTAAAGCTAGGACTAACAGGGCGGGAACTACTAATTCCGCTAGAGTTAACTCTTCAGCTATGAGGACAACTATAGATAGGTTTTCTAGTATCCGTAAAGGGTTACTGCCTTATGAGTATGCCGGAGATGGAGTGAATGTCCGGGAAGGTATTGAACTTTGTCAAAAAGCTTATGCTAATGTCGCGGTGTTCAGAAATGCGATAGATGTTATGTCTGAGTTCGCGAACACAGAGATTTACCTAGAGGGTGGCTCTAAAAAAAGCAGGGAGTTCTTCCAGCAGTTTTTCAAGCGGATAAACTTACAAAATTTAAAAGATCAGTATTTTCGAGAGTACTACCGGAGCGGTAACATCTTTCTCTATAGGTTCGACGGAGAGTTCGAAGCTGAAGATTACGCCCGGTTAATGAATCAGGTTGGAGCTATCAACCCGACAGCAAACAAAATACCAGTAAAGTATGTTGTCCTTAACCCTTTCGATATCGTATCTAAAAGGGCTACAACATTCAATGTCGGGGCATATGAAAAGGTGCTTTCTGAGTATGAGTTATCTAGGCTGCAAAACCCCTCTACAGAGGAAGATCAATTGGTTTATGATGCTTTAGATCCTGAAATGAAGAAGCTTGTGAAAGATGGCTCTTATTATACGGATGGTATTAAAGTTGAGTTAGATCCTAAGCGTCTGAGCTTTTCATTCTACAAGAAACAAGATTATGAGCCGTTTGCTATACCATTTGGTTATCCAGTTTTAGAAGACATCAACGCTAAGCTTGAGCTTAAGAAGATGGACCAAGCAATTACTCGCACCGTGGAGAATGTTATACTTCTTATCACTATGGGTGCTGAACCTGATAAAGGAGGCGTTAATGCTAATA